GCAACATTGCGCGAGTTCATATCCTTATATAATAAATATTCAGTGGCCGGTACCGACGAAGTTGCAATCCAGGTATCCGGTGACGTCATAAAGGATGGGCCACCGTGTCTACAACAATTATGCACGCAGGGATTTTCAGAAGGAGGAAGGAACAATGGACTCTTTAACATTGGTGTTTACTTAAGAAAATTTGATGCCGATAATTGGAAGACTTTGTTGGAAGAATATAACAGAAATTATATGGCACCACCCTTAGCGGCGCAGGAAGTTATTATTGTTCAAAAACAATTAGAGAAAAAAGATTATAATTATAGATGCAAAGAGCCACCTATTAATTCCTACTGCAATGCTAAAGTATGTAGAGGACGTAAGTACGGTATAGGAAATGGTAGTGCGGCATTAGAATTTAGTGCGTTAACCAAATTACAGACAGACCCACCAGTGTGGTTTTTGGATGTAGGTGACACGCGAATGGAATTACAAACAGAGGAGTTACAGATACAAACAAAGTTTCAAAAGAAATGTATGAATTCTTTGGACACGATGCCTCCTCTAGTAAAACAGTCAGTATGGCAGGAAATAATTGAAAGGCTAATGAATAACCTTATCAAGATTCCTGTTTCTGATGATGGGTCCTTGGCCGGTCAATTTGAAGCTTTCCTCCAGGAGTTTTGTACTGATCGCGCCCAGGCCTTAAATCGAGATGAATTATTATTACGAAAACCCTGGACAGAGGAAGGAACTACTTGGTTTCGGTTAAAGGACTTACAGGATTATTTAACGAGAAATAAGTTTACCTATTTTAACACGGGGCAATTAGTCCAAGCTTTGAGACATCTTAAAGGTAAAAGTGAAAAATATAATTTAAAAGGCAGGACAGTTCGTGTGTGGGGTGTGCCTGCATACCAAACACAGGATTCAGCTTTTGATATAAAGGAGATTGATAGTGCCCCATTCTAATTTTAAATACGGAGACAGAAGAAAAGATGGATATGTGTGGGTTGGATTGAGATATAGCCGAGGGAAAAGAAAAGATGGAACTTATCCAAATGATTGGCGTAGCCCACAGTCTTTTGAAAAGAAAAATGAAGCAGGGAGAAAATATAAAAAGAAAATATATAATTTAATTAGCAAAATGGCGAATGATGAAAAGATAAAACATGGATGTTACCATTGTGGTTATAATAAAGATCCTGTGGCATTGGATTTTCATCACATTAATAGAGCTAATAAGATTAGAAATGTATCAAGTCATTGGAGAACAAGCATGGTACAATTTAAAAAAATGAAAGAAGAATGGAAAAAATGTATGGTTCTGTGTGCTAATTGTCATAGACTAGAGGAGAAAAGGATTAGAAATGAAAACTAAAATAATATTAGGACCTCCTGGTACAGGGAAAACGCACAACTTATTAAATTTGGTTGAACAAGAATTAGCGAAAGGTACACCACCGGACCGTATCGCCTTCGTGGCTTTTACAAAGAAAGCGGCTAGTGAAGCGAGGGACCGGGCTACAAAGAAGTTTGATTTAGAAGAACAACATTTACCTTATTTTAGAACATTGCATTCATTTGCCTTTCATCAGTTAGGATTAACAAAATCAGAAGTAATGTCACGTGATAATTATAAAGAGTTTGCGCAGTCATTCGGCATGGATCTAGGATCAGTATCTGATGGTGTAGATTCCGGTGGAGTATTTACAGTTGATAACCAGCTCCTATCAGAGGTTAATTTATCACGAATGAAATGTATGGATTTAGAACAACATTATAATGATTCTAATTTAGATGTATCTTGGCACGCACTACTCAGAGCTCAACGTTCACTTGAAGAATTTAAAAAGAAAAAAGAAGTATTAGATTTTACAGACATGATAGAAATGTACATTGAATCAGGAATGATTCCGAAATTAGATATAGTTTTTGTTGATGAAGCACAGGATTTATGCGCCCTACAGTGGCGTATGGTACATAAAATTTGTCAAAACGCCAAACAAGTGTACGTAAGCGGTGATGATGATCAAGCTATTTACCGTTGGGCTGGTGCAGATGTAGAACATTTAATTGGTTTGGATGGTGAAAGACAAGTCTTACAACAGTCTTATAGATGCGCACGCCTTATACAAAATTGTTCACAAGGAATTATAGGTAGGGTTCAAAATAGAATTAATAAAACATGGCATGGTACAAACACTAGAGGATTAGTGCAATACCATTCTTACCCCGACAGTGTAGATATACGCGATGAGAATTGGCTTATCATGGCACGAACCAATTATTTACTCGATGAAATAGAACGCGACATAAGATTACAAGGATTATTTTATAAAAGAAATAATCGTTTGCCTATATCGCAGAAATTATTAAATGCTACAGCTTCTTGGAAAAAATTAAATCAAGGTGAGCATATAGAATTACCAGAAGTGAAAACTATTTATTCTTATATGTCATCAGAAATAGGAATAGAACGCGGTCACAAAGGTTTAAAAACAGCTGATAAAGAAAATTATGAACTAGAAGATTTAGTTAAGAATCATGGATTACTTGTAGGAGGAAGACCGTGGGACGTAGCTTTTGATAAGGTAGGAACGCGTGATAAAGAATTTTTACGGTCTATTGAAATGAGAAACAAGGATTTTGTAAAATCAGATCCAAAGATTCATTTAAGCACGATTCATGGTGCTAAAGGAGGAGAAGCAGACAAAGTTATGTTGCTGACAGACTTATCAAGAAAGTCACAGGAAGCAATGGAAAAAGATTCAGATGATGAATGCCGTGTATTTTATGTAGCAGCTACACGTGCTCGTAATGAGCTACACATAGTACAACCACAAAGACAGGGAGGGTTCATAATATGACCAAAGAAGAAATATTAGCTGAAGCTAGTAGAATAATATCCAGAGATAGAAATTTATCTCATGGAGATGCATTCAAGAATCATGCAGAGATTGCAGAGTTTTGGAATTTGTTTTTAGATGATAAGTTACGACCTATGGCTGATATTACAGCTAAAGACGTGGCAATTATGATGATATTATTAAAAATTTCACGTTCCAATCAGGGAAAGAAATTTAACTTGGATAATTTTGTTGACATGGCGGGTTATTCAGCGATTGCAGGAGAAATTGGTGACTCAGGATCTTTTTAAAACAGTAAATTCTAATTGGGTTGCGCCCACAGAATTTCCTAAACTTGAAGGCAAAGTAGCAGTAGATCTAGAGACGTGTGATCCACACTTAATCAAGGAAGGACCAGGATGGCCACGTAAGCGTGGTTATGTCATTGGCATCGCTATAGCGAATGCCTCTTTTAAAGGATACTATCCTATTGCTCACTCTGGTGGGGGGAACATGGACGAAAAGAAAGTTATTAAGTATGTTAAGTCCATATGTGAAGACGCTTCCATAGAGAAATTGTTTCACAATGCGCAATACGATATTGGTTGGCTTTCCACCCTTGGAATAGAAGTTAAGGGAAGAGTTCATGACACCATGGTAGCTGCGGCACTCATAGATGAGAATAGATTCTCCTATACATTAAACAGCATTGTGCATGAATATCTAGGAGAGTTTAAGAATGAACAAAAGCTTAAGGAAGCGGCTGACGCCTTTGGCGTTGATCCCAAGAATGAAATGTACAAGTTGCCATCCACCTTTGTGGGTGAGTACGCTGAAGCGGATGCTGATCTGACATACAAGTTGCATGAAAAATTATCATGGGAAATTGTCAAGGATAATCTTACAACGGTATATGATCTGGAATGCAATCTTATTCATGTAATTTACAGAATGACCAAGACGGGTGTGAGATTTGATCAATATAAATGCGTGAGTCTTAATGACAAATTTAAAAATAAAGAAAAAAAATTAATGAAAAGGATTAAGGATCTAACCGGACTTAATATAGAGATATGGGCAGCAGCATCCATCTCGAAAGCTTTTGATGCGTTGAACCTACCCTATGAAAGAACGGAAAAGACCAATGCTCCTTCCTTTACGAAGATGTTCCTTACGGACCATCCACATGAGTTACCTCGGTTAATTATGCAGGCGAGGGAATTGAACAAATTAAGGGGAACCTTCCTGCATGGGTTATTAAATCACAACAATGACGGGAGGATACATGCTCACATTAACCAAATTAGGTCTGACAGTGGAGGTACTGTCACTGGTCGCTTTTCTTATAATCATCCTAATTTACAGCAGATTCCGAGTAGGGGTCAATTCGCGAAAGACATTAGGAAACTTTTCATCCCGGAAAGTGGGAAGTACTGGCTCAAAGCGGACTACTCGCAACAAGAGCCCAGGTTACTTACACACTGGGCAAGACTCGTCGACCAACCCGGTGCTAGGGAAGTACAGGAAGCATATCATAAAACGGACCTCGACTTTCACCAACAAACAGCCGAAATGGCAGGTGTGGAGAGACGTCTTGCGAAGACTATCGGACTAGGTGTCATGTATGGCATGGGCTATAATAAATTAGCGCGTGACTTGGACCTTGAACCACAGGAAGCAAAGAAAATGCTTACTGATTTCCGTGCACGTGTACCCTTTATGCAAGGAATGCTCGAAGCAGTTATGAATAGGGCCAATTCTAAGGGTGTTATTCGTACATTGCTTGGACGTAAATGTAGGTTTGATTTATGGGAACCAACACAATGGGGTGTTCACAAGGCACTCCCGCTGAATCAAGCAAAGGTGGAATATGGTGATGCTATTAAAAGAGCATATACTTACAAGGCATTAAATAGATTGATTCAAGGCTCAGCTGCGGATCAAACCAAGAAAGCCATGGTTGATGTATATGAACAATTAAATCTCATTCCTCACATCCAGGTACATGATGAACTTAACTGTTCTGTAACAGATGAAAATGAAGGAAAGAAAGTAAAGGAAGTAATGGAAACTTGCGTGGAACTTGAGGTTCCATCAAAGGTCGACATCAATGTAGGAGAAAGTTGGGGCGAATGAGTTGGTTATGTGCAGTGTTATTAATATGTGTACCTTTCAAGCCAGAAATGGATTACACCAACAATGAGGAATTCATTGAGGATATTACAGCGTGTACGTTGCATTTGAATTCAATGGAAGAGGATCACAACAGGATTCCAGTAAATTTAGTGATAGCACAAGCCATTCATGAATCGGAATGGGGACATTCCAGGTTTGCAACAATTGGTAACAATTTGTTAGGGATCCGCACTTTTGACTCAGCCGATGACCAAATGAAGCCGCTTAATATACCTAATGCTAGCTGGGGGCTTAGGATCTTTGAGACTAAATGCGAATCCATATCTTACTATATTGATTTACTTAATAATAACCATCATTATAGAGACTTTAGAGAGGAGCGATTAACCCAGTATATCAGCGACATAGTGGACCTTGAATCTTTGGCTAGGACACTTGCAATTTATGCCGAAGATGTATATTATACGCAAAAAATCACCAAAACATTAAAACAATTAGAGGCCTATGACAGAGATTAGAAAACCCGGGTACCGTGAACAAGGAAAGAAACGTGTAGCAGCGAACAAGCCTATTGCGGGAGTTAAGCCAGGTTTTGCTATTAACCCGGAGCAGATGGAATATGAAAGAAGAAAACTTTTGGAAGAAATGTCTACAAAACTTACGCCTAATAGAAAGACGCTTAATACAATGGCAGCAGTTGCGGCAACACAAGAGCCAGAGTATTTTGATGAAGAAGGAAAGAAAAGAGAGCCAACGATGCGTGTATTATCACTCGGGGCAGGGGTTCAGTCATCCTGTTTGGCACTCATGGCGCAAGAAGGACTGACAAAACACAAACCAGATTACATGATATTTGCTGATACAGGATGGGAACCTTCCTTCGTGTATGAGCATGTAGAATATTTAAAAAAGGCTATAACGATCTGTCCACTCATTACTGTAGAACGTGGTAATATCCGTGAGGATCTTATCCGCGCAGCGAACCCCATTAAAGGGTCAAATGAGGAGCATAAATCTTTCGCCGGACGTGTACCAAATCCACCACTATTTGCTGCACGTCCTGGTGGAAAGGTTGGAATGTTATACCGTCAATGCACCCATGACTATAAAGTTATTCCTATTCAAAAAAAGATGAGGGAATTACTTGGCATAAAACCAAGACACCGTGTTAAAAAAGGACAGTTAGTAGAACAATGGATTGGTATATCCACCGATGAAGCAATGCGCATGAAGAAGGCGCGGATGCCATGGCTTACATCAAGATGGCCATTAATTGAAATGAAAATGTCACGTGCTGATTGCCTGCAATGGTACCGTGATATAAAAAAACACCCTATGCCTGGCAAATCGTCGTGCATAGGGTGCCCTTACCACCATAATGATCAGTGGAAAAACATGCAGAAGAATTATCCAAAGGACTGGGATGATGCGTGTGAAGTTGATGACAAGATCAGGCATGGATTAAAGAACACACCAGCAGAACTATTTCTTCATAAGTCAGCGAAGCCGCTTAGAAGTATAAATTTCCTTGAGCCAAAGAAACAACAAAGTTTATTTGGAGAAACGTTTGATGAAGAATTTTCAGATGAATGTGAGGGACTTTGTGGAGTATGATAAAAGCACCGTGCGCCCAGGACCAGAATTTAAGTGTACACAATGTGGTAGATGGTTTAAAAAATTATTATATTGGACAAGTAAAAAGTTTAATCCGGAACAAAAGTATGATATAATGATGCTATGCGGACCGAAATGTTCATTAAAATCATATGGCGAAAGTAGGATTAAGTAAACATAAAGGCCGACGAAAGTTAGGCAAGAAAAAAAGAAAGAAGAGGTCATCAAAATGGCGCAAGAAAAAGACGGGAAAGTAGTAATAGCGAAGATTCCAATTCAGGATACACGCCTGTTCTACAAGAACTATGATAATTATTCCAATCTCAACAACTTGTTGATGACGGAGATAGAGAAGGAAAAGAAAAAGGATCCTAAAGGATTAGAGGCAACCAATCCAGGTTGCTGGAGAAGTATGTTCAAGTACCAGTGTGAAAAGGAACTGATGAAACCAATTGGAATTATTCTTTCCGCCTGGACGGATCACTACTTGCCAGGAAAGGTCGTGGATGCACAAATAACCTACTGGACAAATGTTAACGAGCCGGGTGGGGCCAACATATTTCACACTCACTACCGTGCGGATGCGGACCTATCCGGTGTCTATTACGTGAAGGGACACGGAACCGGAGTCATTCGTTTTGCGACGCATGAGCAGATATACAAGATGATTCCTGTACACATGCCACACGCCAACATGATTGGACACAATCCAACGGACGGTGACATACTGTGCTTTCCATCCTATATATTGCATGATGTGGTACCTAATCCATCGAAGGGACAGCGAATTTCAATTGCGTTCAACGTGAAATTTGCCATCAAGGAAAAGGATAATGTGGTTCCCTTGACTAAAAAAGTGGAAGAGGGCAAATGATGGACGTTTGGGACCCAGGAGAGGAAACGACGGTATTCCGCCAAATAAAAAAGCTCATATCTCGCTCCTATCGGGGTTTAAAAGGTTGGGTGGTGTGTTTGTACCCGGGTAATTTAGTGTTTTTGGCCAAAGACTGGTTCTATTCACTATGTGAGCATTATGGTGGGGCCATCAGCTGCTGGGCATGGCAAAAGCGTTGGAGTAAACAAAATAGAAAGAGATACAAGCATGGTTAAAATGGAATGGAAGCAAGAAGACTTAGAGCTTGCTGGTGAACTAATTAAGAATCATACAGCAACTGAAGTTGGAAAAATTTTTAACAAATCTAAAAACGCTGTCCTTGGTGTTCTTTATCGGGAGAAAATAAAAAATGGATATGTGCCAGCTCCTGATTCTCCATATACAAAAGCACGGATGAGAAATAGATTTAATAGATTTAAGAGTGATCCGGCATTGGGTGAAATGAAATGCTACATATGTTCAACGACTTTTACCAGGTCCGGACGATTTGACCGCTTCTGTTATGAATGTAGAAGGACGGGACGAGTTGCGTGATAGAAAGGAAGTTAGATAAATATGTACAAGTACTTAACAACATTGATGACGCTCAAGATAAATTTGTTTGGATTATGGATTTTGGAAAAAATTCCAAGCCAATGGAAGACGAAAACAGGACTAGATATTTTGAAGTTCCAGGCTGTCAATCACAGACGTGGTTGGTACCGCATTTTATTGATGATAAAATATATTTTACTGCTGATTCAGCTGCACTTATATCTAAGGGCATGGTCTGTATCATTGCGGATGTGTACAGTGGATCTACGGCCCAGGACATAAATGATTTTGATCAGAGAGAATTTGAAAAAATGAATCTTAATACATTATTAACACCAGGTAGAAATAATGGTGTTAATAGTATGTTAAAAAAAATTAAATATTATGCTACAGAATAAATCAATATGCTTACATGGTTGCTTAGAGCTTATATTATATGGTCCATCTGTTTAGATGCTAGTATAATTACAGGACTTTTATATTATTTCTTTATTCGTTAATCCCA